GTCGGTTATCCCGTTCGGGTGAGCTGCCAGTGGCTCGCCTCCTCGGATTCGGACATGGTCAAGCTGGATCTGCTCAACCTGGGCATGTCCACCGCCTCCGTGGTGGTGTTCGGCTCCGATCAGCCGTTCAGCCGCTGGCAGGTACACGACGCCGAGCTGCTCGCCGTGCTCAGTCCCAAGGACTTCGACTAGGGATGACGCCTTTTTGCCGGCCGGTCTCTCTCGCGAACGGTGGCAGCCGGCTTGTGTTATAACCACCGTTGATACGCGCCACCTTGCGCAGGAGTGGCGCTGAACCGTTGGAATACTGCGGAAACGTAGATGGCGGAATGGTTTTCATGGTGTCGTACAGGCGTAACGCTGATACTAGTTTTCCGGCTGGAAACGTCGTTTTACGCCCACTTAGAGTGTGATTTAGAGTGGACTCCCTGACACGGGAGGACAGTCATGGCGGGCAAGACGAGAAACAGGAGGACCGGAGGATCCGGAAGCGTGTTCCAGGACTCCAAAGGACGATGGCACTTCCGCAAGGACATGGGAACCGACCCGGCGACCGGACGCAGACGCCCGCCGATCGAAGCCACCGGCATGGTGAAAAGCGAGGCACGCGCCCGCTTCCAGGCGAAGATAGCGGAATGGGAACGGGACGGAAGACTCCCCAGCAAGGACGGCCCCAAGACCTCTGACTACTTCGAACGGTGGATGGAGGAGCACCGCGCGGCCATCAATCCCACCACATGGCGCAACGAATCCAGCTGGATGCGCACCATGAACGCCATCATCGGCGACATACGCCTCAACCGGCTCACCGCCAACGACATCAACGGAATGTGCAGGAGACTGCGCCGCACACGCAAAAGCAAGACCGTCAACACCTATCTCGCAGTCCTCGGCGCCATGCTCCGAACCGCGAAACGGAACGGGCTCATCGCATGCGACCCCATGGAAGACGTCAGACGGATGCCCGAGGACCGGTACGAACGCCCCATCCTCGACGACGCGGACCCAGCGAAGGTCATCGAGGCCGCGCTCGCCGAGCCCGATCCGGCGGTCGCCGTGTTCGACAGCCCGGACGAGCGTGAGAAGTGGGCACTCATGTTCGAACTCGCCTTCACCACGGGCATGCGCCCGGGGGAGAGGTATGGCCTGATGCCCTACCAGCTGGAACTGCATCATGGGATTCCCGTCATCAACGTGTGCCAGCAGGCCAAGCCGATACCAGCCGGCGCCACGATCCCGGATTGGATGGAAGCCGAGCATCTGGATGGGGCGATCTGGCTGACCAAACCGAAGACCGCCAAAGGCGTGCGGACGGTTCCCATTCCGCAGGGGCTTTGGGACCGGCTCTGGGCGCATATCGCCAAATGGGGCGTGCCATCGCATGGACTGGTGTTCACCAATCTTTACGGCCATCCCATCAGACGGGACAACGAGGAGAAACGCTGGCGCCGCGCCCTGAAGATGGCGGGACTGCCGTACGTCGACATCTACAGCGCACGCCACTGGCTCGCCACCGAACTCGCCGCCGCGGGCGCGAGCGACGAACAGCGCACCGCCATCATGGGCCACACCGACATCCACACCACCAGCGTCTACACGCATTGGAGGGAACAGCGGCTCGCCGAAACGCTCGCCGCCGCCCTGCCAGACCTCCGCGACGGCCAGTGACGGACGGCGACGGCTTTTCCGCAACACGAAAGAGTATTGACACACCCCGCGCTCGCCGGTAGATTGAAGACTGAAGCGAGGAGGTGCCGTGGACGATGAGCATGAAGACGATGATGAGAATGATGACGATTCCAGGACTGAGCGGGACGCATCAGCTGGAGAACCGTCGCATGGAGTCGATGAGGAACGCGCAGGCGAACCTGTCCCGGCAGACGAGAAGCCGTCTCGTGACGTCGGCGATCAGCCGGATGAGAATGGAGAAAGACAAGGCGAGATAACGCAGCCGAACGACGAGGAGCTGGCCCGCGCCATATCCATGCTGGTGCAATCCGGAATCTCGGAATCCTACTCAGGCATGCTCCCGCGGCCAAGCGATTTCAACAAGTATCCGGCTGACGTCCAGGAACGTATGTGCAGATGGAACGACGCCTTCACGGTCGACGAATCAAACCGGCAGAACCAGCTCGTCAAGGCGGAGATAGATCAGAGCCGCAAAGGCATGTGGGCCAGCGCAGGTTTGTTCGCAGTCGCATTGCTGATGAGCTTCATATCGTTCTTGGCCACGTCGAGTCCATGGTCGTTTGGTTTCCTGGCGGTTCCAGTGGCGACCATAATCGCCAACCTGTTCGAGCCGATCGCGTCAAGAAGCAGCCGCGACAAGGAAAAACGCACCGAACGCGAACCGGGGAAAGAAGACCGACAAAACGCGCGACGTCCACTTCATGAATGAGACAGAAGACCCCGGCGCTCGCGGTATGCGGGCGGCCGGGGCATGTTGTTATTCGTTCTTGTTTTTGCGTGGACGTCCGCCGCCGACGCCTCGGCCGGGGCGGCTGGCGTTCCACCGGTCGATGGTCTCTGGCAGCCAGCCGCGCGTGCGGCCGATCGTGGCGTCTGGTTGGGGTAGTTTGTAGGCGCTGACCGCGGCGGTGCTGATGCCGAGCCGTTTGGCCACGTCGGTGACGCTCATGTATTCGACGCCCATGTCATCCCTTTCTTCCGGCGATGAGCGCGAAGACGGCGCTGACGGCGGCGCATCCGGCGGTGAGCGCGAACGGCCAGCCGAACCATGCGCTGGCGGCGGTTCCGAGCGCGAATACCGCGCTGACTATCGATTCGGTCTTCATGATGTCCCATGGCATAATCGGAGGTATGGGGTTCCGGCCCCTACGACTGGCCGGAACCCTTTCTCACTTTTTTCTCTTCGGTTTCCGTCTCATTTCCTTGACGAGTCCGGTAACCGCCTTGATGAGGGCCGCGAGGCTCGCGACGAGAAGCGAGATGCTGGTGATTATCTCCGATGGTGTCATGTTCACCTCCTTTCCTTGACATAAACTATGTTAGCACAGTAAATAAAGTAATGCAAGTCGGGATATGGGTCAAATCACGTGATTTCCCTTGATTTTCCAACGTTTTCGAAGAGTAGAATATTGAATATGAACCTGCTGAAGAGAAAAACATGCGAATCGTCGGAAACGCAGTCCACGACCATGGAGGTTTACTTCTCCGGACCGTCGGTCGACGAGCACTCCATGAGCGTCCGCGACCTCGCGCCGGCTCTTATCGGACTGGCTGACGCCATAGATAGGTACAAGGAGCTTTCCTGCCCGTTCGCCGACCTCGACGTGCGCATCACCGCCACCAAGGCTGGCTCCTTCGACGTGATACTGCAGATACTCGGAACCGTCGTCAGCCTCGGACAGGGCGCGGAGGCCGCCGACGTGGTAAACCTCGCATCCGGCATCATGGACGTGCTCAAGATCCTCCTCACCAGATACGAGCAGACCGGAACCGTCAAACCAGGCGAACACGAGGTGGTGGAGCGGCACGAGACTAGGGTCGCCTTGCAAATCGGCAAGACCGCGAAACTGAACGTCAGCCGCAAAAGCTACCGCGCCTCATGCGATGGGAAAATCATCAACGACCTCGGCACCGCAACGAAACCGGCGTCCGAGGATGGATACAACCCCGTGCGCTTCATCCACAAGGACAGCGGAAGCGACGCCGCGATACCCGGAGACGTATCCGAATCGATGAGCGTCCTGGCCCTCTCCGACCAGCCCATAGAACCATCCGTCGAAACCACTACGCTGCAGATAGACACCATCCAATTCCAGTCACGAAAATGGAAGTTCTCCAAAGGCGACGAGAAATTCTGGTGCGAGATCACCGACGAGGCATTCCTGGCAAGACTCAACCGCCACGAAGTGTCGTTCTGCAGCGGAGACCTGCTCAAAGTGAAACTGGAAACGGAACAATACGTGCGCGACGGACGACTCGAAACCGGATCCAGAAGAATAACCAAAGTGATAGAGCACATCCCAATCGAACGGCAACAGACGCTCGATATATGACACGAAACCCCGGCGCTCGCGGCCATGCGGACGCCGGGCCTTTCTCTACTGCACGCACACGCCGGAATCGTAAAGCAGCTGACGGTAGTCGTTCAACACCTGGATGGTGACACCCAATTCCACTGCCATCATCCACGCATTGCCCTCGTACACCGTCTCAGCCATGCCGTAATCCACCGGCGATATCAACGCCAACGCCGTCTCCCTGCGACACCGGCGCTCGCATTTGATTCCGTATTGGCTGCCGCATCCGGGGTCGTGGTGTCTGGCGTGTATGAGTTCGTGGCACAATGTGCAGCGGCGTTGGAATCCGACCAGCCGTTCGTCGATGATGATGAGACGGAGCGGATCGTAGTAGATCCCGCACCTGTCTCCGGCCAACCGGCGTTCCTCGATCCGGACTCCCAATGTTTCCGACCAGGATGTCAGGATGCTGTCATTCACCTGCTTCGGCATCCTCGTTTCTGAAGCCGGTTCCCTCGATGCGCTTCTCGTCGCGCTTCGCCCTGCGCTCGACCTTCTTGATATCCTCCATCGCCGGAAGGTCCTCCGGCGCGATGCCACGGCTGAACAGGCTCTTTCGCACGGCCTTGTTGTTGTCCACATGCTCCCGCGTGATCGCCGGAGTCCCGTGCAGGTCACGTTCCTGGATCCCGTAGTTCGTCATCTGCGTGGCGAGCTGCTTCGCCGTCACGGCGATCGGATGGAGCACATCGGCCAGCGGACGGTTCTTCGGCACATCGAGCTTGAATTTCATTTCCGTCGTGCTCATGCCGAATAGCGCCTGATCGCCGCGTGAACGGATCACGCCGAAGTCCTTCTCTCCGACCCCGCGCTTGTATGCGAGCGAGCTGAGTTGCTTCTCCTCGGCGGTCAACGCGTGCCTTCCCGCGATGCGCAGGATCTCGCTCATGCGCTGCTCCAGAAGCTCCGCGGTACGTGTCTGCACGGCGAAATAGCTTTGCAGCAGCGCGACCTCCTCTTTGCGTGGATCGCCGTTCTGGGCCACCAGATAGCAGGCGTAACGGGTCAGCTTCACATCATCGATGGAACGGATGGCGCTGCTGCCAAGCTCGACGTCCCGTTTGGCGTCGCGAAAATGCGCTTCGACCGGCTGCCCGGCGTTCTGGCATGCCGATTGGGCGCGCTGTATTACTTTTGCGAAGTTCTCCCATTTCGTATAGCCCATATACTTCATCAGTTCTCTTGCATGCCAGAATTCCACGCCATTCTCATCCTTATTGAGGAGCGTATCCAAGGACGCGGCGTATCGGGCAATGGTTTCCTTGTCCATATTCATCCTTTCCCAACCATTTTCCTGACGTCGGCAAAATGGTCTATCGCTAATGTTTCCAATGGTTTTTGGCCGGATTGCCGTTCACTGCTTGGCGGACTTCACCATATGTCGCGTGGGAGGTCCGTCGATTCGACGGCCAGCCCCATCTCTCCGGCCTGTGCATGCAGGCATTCGATGCCGATTGCTCTCACTGTCCCCATTTCCTATGCGGCCAGCTCCTGCGGAGCCCTCTTTGCCAGCTGCGAATACGGGATCACGCTTACTCCGCAGTTCGCGAACGCTTCGGACGCCCCGTCCTGCAGCGGGCCTTCGCGGTCGTCTCCGATGACCACGAGCTTCGCGTCGGCGCGTTCCTTGGCCTTGCGCGTGTCCTCCCAACCCCACATGATGTTCCTTACGGCGTCCTTGTCGAACTTGTTCGGAGCCTGGCAGAACCTCGTCGGATGGTTTGCGCTGCGCTGGAAGATGAAGTCGAAGCTGTGTTCGTATCGCGACACCCCGCGGATGCCGACGCTTGCCGTATAGAACACGTTACATCCATCCAGCACGGTGGCCACGTCATCCGCGAAGTATTCCGCAACCCTCCGCTGCGCGGCCTCCATCATGGACCCGACGCCGATGAGGGCCTGCGCGTAACGGTTCATGGCATCGCCGCGTCTTCCATCCGATTCGAGCACTATTTCGTCGTTCTTGATGCCTGCACCGTATTTGCGGGCGATGCGTTCCATGCGCTCGCGCCTCGCCTCTGTGATTGTGACGCCGTTCTGTCGGAACGATTCGAGTGTGTAACCGTCGTCGGTGAACATGATGCCGTCGCCGGCGGTCTTGGCATAGAAGATCAGGTCATCGTTGGAGTGGTCGAACATCGGGAGCGTTATCTCCTTCCACTCTCCGAGGTCCTTGGCCGAGGACTCGCGCTTGAGCCATTCACCGTACTCCTCGATGAGCTCGTCGGGCTTGATGCTCTCGATGCTGTTCATATCAGGCTCTCCTGGAAGACTGGTCTCTTGATCACGTTGAACTTATCCAATAAGGCTATGGTAGCGTCCACGAATCCATCGGACTCGAGATCGGCCGGATACGCCACCAAATCATCGTCTCCCTCCTTGTATACATGCCAGTGAGTACCCGATATCCGTGTGCCGTCGGGATTGTTGTGCGTTCCGCTGTTGACACATAAGCGTATCAGCGGAATTCCCAGTTTCGTGATGCGGGCTGATATCTGATGCCTTGCCGCGTTCTTGGTTCCCTGATAGACGGCGATGGCGAATTTCTCCCCGTCATCGGATCTCACGTGGAATTCCGCGTTATGCTCGCCGGCCGCCGGCATTCGAAACACATCCTCCACGGCGTTCTTGACGGCCGCGATAAGCCGCTCGGCCTCCTCCTGCGAAAGAGTGAACCTCGGCTTCCTATTCTTCCTTGACATGTCTTTTCCTCTCACTCGTCAGGCGTCTCGGCTTCGAGGCGTGCGTTCGGATCCCTGTTGGCTGCCACGTCATAGTCTTCGGGGTGCGCGGCGATACGGTCGATGAGATCATCGGTGATCTGGTTTTGGCGCTCGCGGGCTTCGTAGGCGCGGGCGGCGACGATGATCTCATGCAGTGTGGTGACTGGGTCCACCTCGCAGGCCTGGCAGAGCAGTAAAAATTCTGAGAGCTTGATTGGTGCCTTTCTGCCCTTTTCAATGTCACTGATTCTGACATGACTCACGGCATTGTTCATCATGTCGGAAATTGTTCGATATGAATATCCAGAATCAGCAATGATCTTCGCTGCTGCTTGCTGGGAGGCGTAATCAAACGCCGTCCATTCGTACTTCGTAGCCATGTGCACAACGTTAGCACATGTTGACACGCCGCACTTGCGTAAGTTGTAAGCACGAGCTAACATCGGTCTCATCAAGTAAGCAGGTGCTTACAGATGGAGGTGAAAAACAATGACGATTGACAAGAAAGTCGATTGCACCAAGCTCGCAAAAGAAGTTGTCCGTCAGACAAGGAACGACGTTCTGATTAGCAAAACGCAGATGACTGACATTGCCGCTCGATGCAACCGAAATCGGACAACTGTCAGCCGCGCTCTTGATGCAGAGGACATGACGCTGAGCATGTGGTTCGCATCCGCGTCGGAAAGCCAAATCGACCCACTGGAGCTCATTGCCGAAAAAATCCGTGAGCTGTCGGCGCTCGCCGACGCATGAATCGAAGGGAGAATCCGAAATAATGACTACCAAGAAAACGATGATTACCGAAATCGATCTTTATGAGTTGACGGACAAGCAGTTTCAAGCGCTCGGCGAACTGCTCGGGGAGGATCCACTGGAGATGGGCGCTCTCGATGTGCAACCGATTCACGTGGTGTATTCGCCAGGACAAGATCTCACTGTGGTCAGGTACATGAAAATGCGGCAGATCAAAGGCAATCAACTCGGCCATATCCTCGGCATCACGACCGGTGGTACGGAGGGACCGGTTTCATCACGAAGAAACGATGGGATAGATCGTCGGGAAGAGCCCAGGTGATGCGTACGTCATCGTTGGTGCTGACTTCCAGACCTCGTTCGAGGAACAGGAAGCTTGATTCGGAGCCGCGCGAGATGTCGCCGAGTTCGTACTCGTTGCCATTCGAAAGCTCGACCCTCACATCCTTGGCGTCGAACGGATTGTTGTTCGCGACGGAATGTCTGAGGTTCTGCACCTGGCGAAGCTCCCATTCCGGAACGGACGCCTCATCTTCCTGGATGGTCGCTTGGCGTTGCAGGGCGTCAGCCTGCGACTCAAGGGCACGCACCTGATCGCGAAGCGTTGAAACCGTGGCATTCGACGCGTCGAGCTGCTCCCGCAACAGTTTGATGTCTTCCTCACGGTCCTTGTTCCGTTCTTTCGAACTCTTGTGTTCGACGACCCATCCAACGACCGTCACGACCAGCGTGAAAACGAGTGCGGCGAATTCGATGCCGTGCTGTGAAAACCAATCAATCATGAAAACGATTCTAAGGAGAATCACATGAACAACGAAATCCAACGATTCGATTTCAAGGGCGCATCATTGCGCACCTTGACTGATAAGGCGGGGGAGCCTTGGTTCGTCGCCAAGGACGTATGCGACATCCTAGAACTTGGCAACACAACAAACGCTCTTCGAGCGCTCGATGAAGACGAAAAGACCAACTTTACAAATTGTAATGTTGCTCAGAATGGCGGTCGTGCCCCACTCATCATCAGCGAGCCGGGCCTGTACAAATTGGTTATGCGCTCGCGGAAGCCGGAGGCCAAGGAATTCCAGCGTTGGGTGACTCACGAGGTCCTTCCGTCCATCCGCAGGACCGGCGGCTACATTCCCACCACAGACGCGGATGATGACATGACCATCCTCGCGAAGGCCGTGATGATCGGCCAGCGCACCATGGAAGCGCAGAAGCAGAAGATCGCCGAACAGCAGACGCGCATCGTGGAACTGGAGCCGAAAGCGCGGTTCGCGGACGCCGTAGCCGCGTCCGACGGCACGTGCCTGGTCGGCGAGCTCGCGAAGATGCTCCGGCAGAACGGGATGGACATCGGCCAGAACAGACTGTTCCGTCTTCTGCAGGCTGACGGGTATCTCGGCAAGTCCGGCTCCAACCGCAACGTGCCGACACAGCGTGCGATGGACCTCGGCCTGTTCCGCATCAAGGAGACCACCGTCACCCATGCGGACGGGCACACCACGGTCAGCCGCACTCCGAAGGTCACGGGCAAGGGGCAGCGCTATTTCATCGACCGGTACTGGGGTCGCGCTCAGCCGACGTTGGAAGCGGGTGCGTGATGAGCGTCAGTCAATTCGCGTGCCTATCGGGTCAGCTGCTGTGCGTGGTCGTGTTGCTTTGCGCGATTCTCTTGAAACTTCTGACCGTGGTCAAGGTGCTTCATGACATTCTCTGTGCGATTCGTTCAGCCCAGACGCAGATCGAACTTAGTCCCCTTGCGAGAAATCGTGGGGAATTTTGGACAAGGGCCAGGTCTTTGTTTTCCCGTGGCCGATGAACGGCTGCTGCCGCCAGGTGATCGTCACCGAAGCGCCTTCGGGAGGTGTGTAATGCAGGTACTTATGGCCATTTTCCTCGGTCTCCGATTCCTTCACCTTGATTCGCGCGTACACGCAGCCGCCAGTGGCGACAAGAGAGTTGAAGCCTTTCCGCCGTGATCCATAAGGGGTTTCGGGACTGTGGGTGGCCGTTGCATGCACGTCGGTGGCGGCTCCGTTGCCCACATTGACGATCTTGACCAGAAGGCACGGAGGATTTCCGTATCCGCATTCGACCACATAGGGCTGCCACTTCGGCCTACTTCGATATGCGAAGTTCCAAGCCATAGCTCCTCCGGTAAACAACGCGGTCAAGCCTTCCAAACCATAACTGATCCAATCCATAATTCTTCTCCTAACTGTTCGGCCCGCACGTCGCAAATGCGGGATGACACCGATTTTAGGAGAGGGCCGGGCGGTTCTCCTAACGCCGCCCGGCATCACACACGCAAAGGAGGTGCGTGATGGGAATCCTCAACATTGAGATTCCTGACGAGGAATGCGTCAAGTTATTCCGCTACGAGGATGGCGACGGTGTCGCGGCGTATCTTCTGTTGTTCCCGGAACACGACATGAAAGCGGTCAAGCCGCGTATCGACGCGCAGCTTGACCACGAGATGGCGATGTCAGTAAATGCGTCCGACGCTCTGTTTGGTGGCGTCGTCGATCGCCCACCACAGCGCGTTGGACGGGTTGATGTGGATGGTGTCCGAGCTGGTGCCCTTGACGGATCCTTTGACGGTAACGACCGTACCGTTCCTGGCCGCTTCCATCAGATCCTCCTCAAGGCTCGCTCGATCCTGTCCCTCGGCAAGCTTCACATGGACCGGTTCGCCGGTTCCGGTGCCGAGCGTGAGTCTGTCACTCATAATTCTTCTCCTAACTGTTCGGCCCGCACGTCGCAAATGCGGGATGACGCCGATTTTAGGAGAGGGCCGGGCGGTTCTCCTAACGCCGCCCGGCATCACACACGCAAAGGAGGCGCGTGATGGTTTTGCAGAACGAGCTCAAGGATGCGAGCCGCATCCCGTTGAAGGACAGGCTTGCATGGACTATCCCGCAGGCCGCGAGCCTGTACGGGATCGACTACGACGGCCTCCGACAGGCTGTCAACCAGGGCGACATAGACACGTTTCGTCCGCCAAGCAAACGAGGAACGCCTTCCCGCCGTCACATCAGACGCGAGGAAATGGACCGATACGTCAAATCGTTGGAGGAGTAAGCATGAACGACATTCGCAAGGAGCTGTGATGGCACTCAGGAGAATCGACGCGGAAACGCTGCTGACACCACCCGCACCGCCGAGGGACACGGTGATCATGTTCGGCTTGACCGGCTACGCCATTCGCGCCCCCGGCCTCAGGGAGCTCGCGGTCGACGAAAGCCACGAACTGGCGAGCATCGGAAAAGACCAGGCAAGGACATTCATTCAAAGCATAGGAGGCGCAAGATGACCGACAACGACTATCGCATCGAGGACGGGTCCGAAAAGGGGCGGCCGAACTACACGCTGCGTCGTGTGAAGTTCGCGGCCGCCGTGGTCGGCCTGGTCGTGAGCGTGACGCTCATGCTCACCTGGCATGGCGGCCTGACGGGCGCGCTTGTGGTTGAGGGCGTGTATCTGGCCACGGCCCTTGGGCTTACGGTCAGGTTCGCTCCCCGCGATGACGTGGATGGCGACGTCTGACCGTATCCGCCGGCGTACAAGGACGCGGACGGATGGCGGAGGCGTGTGTCCTTTCATCTCACATTGCATTTCACTCTCACGTCTTCCGCCGTCACGCTGCGGGTTCGAATCCCGCCGCCGGCGCTTGGCCGGACCGTCAACGCCGCCCGCATCCCCGTTTCGTTCAGCTTTCCTGGGGTGTGGGAACGATGGGCGCGATTACTTGCTGTCATGGCGCCCAGCGGTCCGGCTCATATCAATCAATCTCATATCAATCAAGGTCAAGGGAGGAACCGATGAAGGAGATTCTGCCGCATTGGCGTTTCGGTCCGAACTCTCCGGTCAAGGACGTCGGCATGGAGAGGATGACGCGTGGCGACCGGGCCGTGGCGGAGGCGTGCCGTCGTGCGATGGAGAGCGAGACGTGGAAGGAGCTGGTGATCTTGGAATCGTTGGGCGTGCGCTTCACCGAACTGGTGGGCCGGTTCGTGTCCGAGGTCGCGTCTCCCGTGTTGGAGGCGATGCCTGGCGACGCTTTCCATCAGGGAGCGGCCGCGCAGTTGACGCACATGGTGAAGACCAGGGATGGTGGCGAGACCATCCGCATCATCAAGACTCTCGCCGTGAAAGGTAGGTTCTGATGGCTGGTGAGACGATCATCACGGTGGTGGGCAATCTGACCGCGGATCCGGAATTGAGGTCGACGAAGAACGGCAGGAGCGTGGCTGGTTTCACGATCGCGTCCACTCCTCGCACGTTCGACCGGCAGTCGAATCAGTGGGCCGACGGGGACGCGTTGTTCCTCCGCTGCACGGTGTGGGGTGATCTGGCCGAGCATTGCGCCAATAGTCTCGCGAAGGGCATGCGTGTGGTCGCCCAGGGCAGGCTTACGCAGCATTCGTGGGAGGACGAGCAGCATCAGAAGCGTTCCTCCGTGGAATTGCAGGTGGATGAGATCGGCCCTTCCCTGCGGTATGCGACGGCGCAGGTGGCCAAGGCGCAGCGGGGTACGGCTGGGGCGTATGGGAATCCGTACTCCGCTCCGGCCGGCTATACGGGCGGGGCGGCCGCTGCGGATTCGTTGCCGCCGTCCGACCCGTGGGGCACCGACCAGGCCACGTCTTCCTCGTCGTTCGGCTCGTTCGGACAGCCTGCCGAACCCGAACCGGAATTTTAGAAAACCAAAGGATGAATCATGGGCATCACGATAGAGAATCTGCAGGTCGACGACCTGCACGCCAATCCAAACAATCCACGCAAGCAGGTCGGCGACGTCGACGAACTGGCGTCGAGCATCCGAAGCCAGGGCATCAAACAGCCTTTATTGGTCACGCCGAACGGCGAGACGGACATCGACGGACACAAACAGTACCGCGTCGTCATCGGCCACCGCAGGCTCGCCGCGGCCAAACAGTCGGGACTCTCGACCGTGCCCGCGATCGTCGAGGAGATGGACGCGCGCCGCGAACGCGAGATCATGCTCGTGGAGAACACGCAACGCTCCGACCTGACGCCGATAGAGGAGGCCGACGGCTACCAAGGGCTTCTCGACCTGGGCGTGGGCGTCAAGGAGATGGCCGAGAAGACGGGACGCAGCGACCGTTTCGTCCGCAGACGGTTGAAGATAGCCAGAATCCCGCAGGAGACGCGCGACATGTCCGCCGATTTCAGCCAACTGTCGCTCGACCAGTTGGACAAGCTCGCGGAATTCGAATCCGACCCCGACATGCAACGCGAGCTCGCCCGCGCCGACGACTTCGACTGGACCTACCAGCGGCTCTCCCAGGAACGCAGGAAGACCATATGGCACGACAAGGCGCTGAAGGCGCTCGCCAAAGCCGGAATCAAAGTCGAAAGTCTCCCCGACGGAAAGAACTTCTGGAACTGGCATCCGCACGGCTACAAGGCCGCCCACTCGTTCTCCGACATCAACTCGGACTTCTGGACCTCGTTCACCGGGGAATCCGACTGGCCGGAAGCCAGAGTGTACTCGTATGAATACTGGTTCTGCACATACACGCCCATACCAGCCGACGAACTCCAGAAAGACAAGGCCAAGACCGACAAGGACAATGCCATCAAGGCGCGAGGCAGGGAACTCAACCGACAGGCCCGCGAATTCGAAGCCATCGCCAAAGCCAACCGCACCGCATGGTTGAAAGCAAACCTCCGCACCCTCACCCACGAACACGCGGAAACGGGAATATGCCGGCTCGCGCTCGCGGACACTGTCGGCTGGAGGAGCGTGTTCCCGTACCAGTCATACAAGGGCGAGGAAGTCATCAGGGAGCTGATCGCGTTCGGCTGGAGCCTGCCGATCACCGAGCATGACGACGAGCACTGGTCGCTGGAATGCAAGGAGAACCTCGACTCGATCCGCATGGTGCTGAAGGACAGGCCGCTTCGGATTCTCGATGTCCTGGCCGCCAGATGGGAGTCGAACATCGGCTGGAACTACTGGCGCTCGCGGCATGGCGTGGACGATATGTGTTGCTGGTACGACGTGCTGGAACGTATCGGATATCGGGTCAGCGAGGACGAGAGGAAGGCGCTCAAGGGCGCGTACCTCGGTGGAGGAGATGACGAATCATGAGTATCCAAGCGTTGACATGGGTTATCTACGGTGTAGCGTCGGACATCAAGCACGCGGATTTCCGCACGCTTCTCGTGCTGGCCGACCATGCCGACCCTCAAGGCATGGGAGCGTATCCGAGCAGGAGCACGATCAGCCGGTTGACCGGATACAGCGTGCGTACGGTCTCCTACGCGTTGAAGAGTCTCGAATCCTCCGGGCTGATCAGCAGGGGAGACCAGCGCATCGTGTCCAACCTCGGCGGATACAAGCCGACCGTCTGGAACCTCAACATGAGCAGAGGTGCAAAAACTGCACCTCTCAAAAACGCCGAAACACCAGTGCAACACGACTGCACACCAGCAGTGCAAACAGACTGCACACCAGCAGTGCAAACAGACTGCACACCAGCAGTGCAAACAGGGGTGCAAAAAACACGGACAGGTGTGCAAACAGGGGTGCAACATGATTGCACAAGAACCATATCTAAGGAAGAACCATATATAGAACCTAGAGAGAGTAAC